TACTGAGATATTATCGAAACAGTAACCCGTGTACGCTACCCTATCGCCCTGACTATTCAAGTAAGTAAAACTCGAAATGCTTTGAACAGGTCCAACAGGCAAGACTATTTCCTTTTGAGGGAATATGTCTAGCGTTGTCTTAAAGGTTGCTGGCACCAATTGCAGATTTCGCCGTCTTAGAATGAATGATTCCGCTGCCTGAATATACATAGTCAATAGACTATCTTGGGCAGTATCAGTTATACGGCAATGCAATTTAGCGTCTGCAATTGATACAGACGTTGTACTAGCGGGTTGTGTTACGATATATCCCATTGATTAACCGTCTGTTAGCCAGCGGAAATAGTCAGAACACCAACATTTGCCCAAAGAGCGCCAGCAACGTGCGGGTCCGCTGTAGGAATGTTGGCAACAATCAGTTTGCCGCTTGTAACAGTAAAGGTAACGGCGGTTGTTGTCGTGTTGAATGAAAGCGTTCCGCCCTCGTCAACTACAAATGTATCCGCACCCTGTTGCTCATAGACTTTTGCGTTATATGTAGACATTGTTTTTATCCTTTGTTGTCAAGTCCAACCTAGAGCGGTTTCTCTTTACCGCCCTAGGTTAGACGAGTGATTAATCAGTAGTAGCGTATTGAGTAGGCTACTGAACCTGATTAGATTTGATTAGCCCATTACAAGATTCTTGGCAGCGTCAGCCTGTAGTAACTTGCCGTCAACACGCTTCACAGCAAGTACGGCAGACTGTCCGTTAGCAGCATAAAGCTGGTCAAGAATCTTAAAGGTCATGCCCGCTCTATCGGCAATCGTGTAATAGGTTGGGTTGAACAGGCACATAACTTTCTTGCTATGGGCGATTGTATCAACCGCAGCGGAAGTATAAACCGTATGTCCACCAAGCGTATCAGGCTCAGAACCAAAGCCCGGAACCCATAGATACTGTCCGTCGCCGTCTTTTAACTGGCGAACCTTGGCTACAGTTGCGTCGTTGGTTGCAATGACGCTGCCCGCTCTGTAAGGCTGAGCCAGGCTGTAGAGGAAGGCAACGATTTCGTCGCCTGTAATAGCGGTTGCGCTTGCGCAGGTTACGCCAGTACCAGCGGAAACAATAACGCCCTTTGGCGTACTTGTTCCGGCACCAGTCAGGAACGCAGACTGTTCAGCATAACCGAACGCCCTACCGATTGCCTGTCCAAGGTAAGTAGCCAAATCAAACTGGGCGTCCTGAGACAATTCCCAAGAGTACTTGACGATATGAGCAAGCTTGTAGGCGCTCAGCGTTTCACGTCCCAAACCGGGATCGCTGGCGGTTGTTACCGCACCAGACTCGTCAATCCAAGAGGCAGTAGCGATACTGGACTCAACTGGAATGTTGCGGTCGCTTGCTGTCGTAATGACGTTGCAAATCTTACGGAAAAAGTTGAATTCCAACATTTTCTGAACAACTGCATTCTCGTATTCCTGTGCAACGATATTTGCGCCGTCGCCAGCGCCCTTAGCCAAGACTCTAGCTTCCTCAGCGGTTACAGCCTGTTTGCCGTAGCGAACAAGAGTATCAAATGCCTTGCGGTATTCCTTGGTAGCGCTAAATCTTACTTCCTTGTCGTCTGACTTCTCAACCTTGACGTTAGGCATAGTACGGATTTCGTCAATACCTGCCATACGCTCCATGTTCTTAACCTGATTACCAATCGAGTCTGCCTCAGACATTTGCTTATCAAACTTGTTTTGGTCTTCCTGAGTCCAAGAACGATTCTCAGCCTGCGCCTTATCGAGTTCTGCACGTGCGGCGTTAACGATAGCCGCTCTCTTTTCCTTCAATTCAAAAATATCCATTTTCATTTACCTTATAGAAATGTACAACTAGTCCCCTATCCCCTTGCATTCCCCCATAACCGCAATACTACAATCTATGGATTGATATTGTGATATGTAGACTACCGCTCTTTATAACCGTCTATCTATGGATAGAGGCTATATCAAGCCTTACTATTCCGACAAACGCACACGGTTAATCAGAATTTGAAACTTATTCTTATTGCGTTCAATAAATCTATCTAATGAACGCTTTGCAATACTTGTATCGGTTCCCGGATATGCCGGAAATGTTACTGGGCTAACGTCAAACAACTGCCTGACTCGTGTAATCGTTCTGATTGGATTACCGTTAGCGTCTGTAGTCCATTGGTCGTCTTCGTCAGGTATCAGCGTAAAGCCAAAACTGGAGCCTGTAATATCGCCCCTGCCAATACTAACCAAAAGGTCTTTGGCAAACTGAGTATCAGGCGGATTAATCGTATAGAGTAAACCCTTATCGTCTTGCGATAGGGTTACGGTTCCTGCCGTAGTTCTGCCTAGAACGTAATCAGGATTATGGTTAAACAATCCTCTGCAATCTAGGTTAGCGTTATCCGCCAGAACGTCAGAGAATGCGCCGGGTGCGATATATTCACGGAATCCGCCTAGGTCTTCTGATACGGAATTGAATACAGAGGCATAACCAACTATCAAGGGTTGCCCCTGTTCATTTGTTATTGCTCTGACTTCCCCATTAAAATATCTGCGTTCCATTTATACTTGTCCCCACTTATACCCTTACTTTGTAACCCATTCGCTTACTAGCCCAAAGATTTCTTGAGGATTGGCAATGTAGGCGTCAGCAACCGCTATAACGTCTGCCTCTGTCTTGCCACAAGCCTCTGCAATGGGTCTAATAGCCTCTAGGACGTAGTTTCTTTCCTCGGTGCGGTCTTTGGACTTGGAAACCCTACGGTCTATCCTGCCGCATATATCCCTTACCATTGGCAGCATGTAGGATTTCTGTTGCGCCTGAGGCTGTAAATCAGGGTTGCCGCCAGCGTTCCCCATGTTCAGAGGCAATTGGTAAGAGTCACCGCCGTCAACCGCTGGCATGTTTTCTTTCTGGCGGATATCGTTAATGGACAACCACCCCCATTGTCTACCAATGGCATAGGCAGCATACCTGGAATTGGTATCGCCCCTTAGTAAGGCGTCTACGTTGTGTTCCGCATATACTCTGTTATTCTTTTCTTGCGTAGATATCAGCTTTCTACTTATCTCGTTTTCCCAGCGCTTCAGCCAAGGCATTAGGGTATAGGTAACAAACTCGATTCCTTGTGCCTCAATTGAGGAATAAGAAGATTTGGCTATATCGCCTAACTGGTGGGGTTTCAATCTAAGCATTCTGCAAACGTCAAGAATAGAAAATGCTCTAGTCTCTAGGTACTGGGCGCTGTCATTGTTCATTGATATAGCATTGAATTTTGCACCGCCTTGTAATAGAGCAACCTTATTGCTGTTGGACAATCCGCCGTATTTGTTATGCCAACCACGCATTATGTTTCTTGCGTCGTCGTCTGAGACAATACCGGGAATATCTAGAGTGCCACCCGGAACTCCGTTGTTCTCAAAGAACGTTGCCCCGAATAACTCAGTTGCTACGCCTAACCCTAATGTATCCCTGAACAATTCAACAGGGTTAACGCCAAAAATGCCGTCAGTAGACAACCCCTTGATATGGAAAATGTCATAGGCTGGAAACTTCTTGGTATCGTTTTCGTCTATCTTGATTGTATAGACAAGGATTGATTGCCCTTGGAATTTCTCTAGGCTTGCTTCTGTTACCGCCTCTGGCGATACAGGGTACATAGCGATAGGGTTTAACTGGTTATCCCGCTCAATGATTGCGTAGGCGTTGCCGTAATGAGTAGCACAGTACTGCATAAAATGGCGGAATTCAAAAGCGGATTGGTATGTATTTGGCGCTCGATTGAACAAGGCAGAGGACGGCACAAATGCTCTTGCCCTGCCGCCCTTGTTGTCGTCTTTGTAGAATGGCAGCGGCAACATTGCTATTGAGTCAGCAATTAGACTAACGCCAGCATACCAAGGGTTATAGGATAGAGCGGTATCAGGCGTGATATTAACGCCGGTTGCAGATACATTGTCCGTACCCTCTATAATCTTCTTTAATTCGTCTGCAATATCTCTTTTATATGCCTTGGTATTTAGTACTCTTCCCCAAAATCCCATATTGTCCCCATTAATTGACTGTTATTATAAGAATGTAACCCAATTGGTTTTGGGTTGTTCCGCTGGTCTAACCATGTATCGCCCCAATGCAATGCAACCGGCAACTATACTATCTACCCTGTTAATGGCATGAGACTTTTCTATTAGACATTGCCCGCCCTTGTTAAACCAAAGGGTTGCATTGTTGGCTTGCCATGTCAGTAGGTCATTGCCCCCGTGCCGCAACTTATGAGACTTAACCAGCGTTTCAAATTCCTTGATTGGTTCACTCATTTGGGCAGGACTACAGGCAAACTCTATCATTGGACATTTTGCCCCGTCTATAACGCCGAATTCTCTGAACAAACCAAGTAGCCAAGTAGACAATGCCCTATCGTAAGCAACCTCTACTATGTTGTATTCTTGGCAAAGGTCTATAATCCGCTTACATACATAGTTATGGTCAATGACATTACCGGGCGTCATATGGATTAACCCCTGATCCGCCCATGTCAAATAAGGGACTCTATCCTTAGTCTCTTTTTGTACCGCGCAATCTCTAGGTATCCATGCCTCAGTAATTAAGTCTACTGTTCCATTCTCTTGCGGAAATATGAGGGTTGCCGCTGTTAGGTCGCTACGCTTGGATAGGTCAACTGCAAGCCAACCCTTAACCTTGTTGTCCCTGTTATGCTGTCTTATCTCGTCTAGCGTCAATTCGCCTTTGCAAGCTAGCCAATCCTCTGGCATTAACCAAGTCTCTAGGGTTGCGTTCCATATGTTCAGGCGATACCGCTTAAACTTATTGATATCCCTAGGGCATTGCTTTGCCTTGTCGAAATCTTCCTTGAAACTATCAACGCTGACGGTATGCCCCAGACTAGGATTAGCCTTGTGCCATACGGCAAGGTCTTCCCAATTGTCCGTTTCGTCAGCGGCAAATATGATTGGCAGATAGTAAAGGTCTTGCGTTCCCTCTAATACGCTCTTGGCGTACTCATGTTCTAGCCACCCGATTTGTTCAGGGTTGTAAACGCCAGCGGTTGTAATGGCTATCTGTAATGGTTGCCGTCTTGCCGCTGTAGCATATGAAAGGGTATCCCACATTTTGCGGGATTTGTAGCTATGCAATTCGTCCCAAATAATACAATGGGCATTCATGCCCTCTTTGCTTTCTACGTCCGCTGATAATGCCTCAATGTATGAGTTTGTTTTAGGATAGGCTATATGCTTCGTTGTAGGTACGCATTTAAGTATCTTTGATAGTCCCTTGCATGATTTGGTCATTGCAAGGCATTCATTAAATACTATCCCTGCCTGTTTCTTGTCATTGGCAGCTAGATAAACCTCTGCCCCCTGTTCCCGATCCGCAACCAACATGTAAAGGGCTATGCCGCTGGCTAAACTCGATTTCCCCTGTTTTTTTGGGATTTCGATATATGCCCTACGATAACGTCTAGTGCCGTCTGTCCTACGCCAACCAAATAGAGTAGCTAATAGTTTTGATTGCCAAGGCAACAGCGGGAAACTTTGCCCTGCCCATTCCCCTTTTGATAGGGAAATGAATTTACGGAAAAACTGTATTGCCCTTAATGCTTCCTCTTTATCAAAATAACAACCTTGGCGGATTGCCTCTGCGTCAGTAGGCAGAGCAAAGATTTCTAATCCCCCTGTATCCATGCTATTTCAGAAATTCCCCTAACTCGTCAGTCTCTTGTGGCGATACGTCTAGCTTCTGTCTTGCCGCTGGCGTCATTCCGAATTGCTTGTACATGTCGATAATCTTGTCTTCTGCCCTGCGGAAAACTGACAACCAAGCGTTTTGGAGCTGCCCCCCGTTTGGTCCTCTAATGATTTCGCCCCCGCTCTTTTCCATTTCTGACTGAGCCTTGCGACATAGGACAATGTTTTCCGCCAGCGTAGCCAGCGCCAGTGCGTCGATCTCGCCAGCAACCCCCGATTGCCCCAACTGGGCTACAAGGTCGCTGAAAACCGCTCTAGCGTCGTTTCCTAGCCATTCTGGCGCGCTAGGTTGTCCGCTCGTAGGCGGATTGGTTCTAGGTTTACGTTTGCCTGGATTGCCTTTAATGTCAGTCATAGTCATTTACAGCCGTTTCAAGTCGAGTAGAGGAATCGAACCCCTGATATCCGCATTACAGGTGCGGCGCTCTGCCAACTGAGCTAACCCGACGAATACCCCCATAGGTCAAAAAGTGCGATAAAAAGCGGAGAGGGTAGGCGACGAGGAACAGCCTTTGC